CGTATAGCCAGCGGAAAAACAAGGCCACGGCATGAGCGGCGGCCAGAATCGACTCCCAGTCTCGGTCAAGCGGGAGCGTGGAACCCTCCGTCCGGGCCGCGAGCCGAAGCCGCACCCGGTTCGGAGGTCCTCGCGCTCGCTGATCCCCGATCCGCCCGACTCGCTGTCGAAGCGCGAGCGCTTCGCGTGGCTCGAGCTCCGCCCCCAGGTCCAGTCGCTGGGCGTCTACGCGCCGTCGGACTTCTCGAGCTTCCGCATGCTGGTGAAGGTGCAGGCGATGATCGACGGGGCGCCGAAGAAGATGCCGCCCTACGCCCTGGCGCAGCTCATCCAGCGGCACGCCGTCTTGACCGCCCGATTCGGCCTCTCGCCGGCCGATCGCGGTCGCGTCGGAGGCGCGGTGCCGGAGGACGAGGTCTCCGACCCGGCCGACGAGTTCAAACTCGACGAGGGCACGCTCCAGTGAAGGCCTCCGCCGACGCGGCGCGCAAGAAGCGCAGGCCGACGCCCGCTCCCGTCGCCTTGAAGCCCGGAGTCGCCGAGCTCGCGCAGATGGAGGCCTATCTCCGGCGCCTCGCCGACGGTTCGGAGTACGTCGCCCAGTGGACCCGGAAGGCGGCCCAGCGGCACTTCTCCGACCTGGAGCGCCAGGATGCCAAGGACTTCGAGTTCCTCTTCGACGTGGACCGGGCCGCGAAGGTGCTCCGATTCTGCGGCGCGCTCAAGCACGTGAAGGGGGACATCACCGGGCAGCCCCTGGTGCTGCATCCCTGGATGTCCTTCTTCCTGGCCTCGCTCTTCGGCTGGCGCCGGAAGGACAACGGGGCCCGCCGGTTCCGCCGCGTCTTCGCCTTCGTCCCGCGCGGCAACGCCAAGTCGACCCTGCTCTCGGCGGCCGCGCTCTACGCGACCTTCGCGGAGGGCGGCCAGAACGACTCCTACACCATCGCGACGAAGCGGGAGCAGGCGGCCATCGTCTGGGGCGACGCGGCCTCGATGATGCGCGCCTCGCCGAAGCTGCGGGACAACCTGGGGGTCACGGTGGGCGCCCACGCCATCCTGCAGAAGGCGACCAACTCCACCCTGAAGCCGCTCCCGTCGGAGTCGAAGAGCCTCGACGGCTTGAACGTCAGCTTCGCCGTCATCGACGAGACGCACGAGGTGCCCCGCGCGCTCGCCGAGGTCATCACCACCGCGCTCGGCAAGCGGGCCAGCTCGGTGATGGTCTCCATCTCGACGGCTGGCTTCGACTCGACGAGCTACGCCTACGAGCAGTACCAGTACATCCGAGGGATCCTCGACGGCCACGTCCAGGACGAGCTCACCTTCGGGCTCATCTTCGAGGCGCCGGACCCGACCCGCTGGATGGACGAGCGGGAGTGGCGCGCCGCCAACCCGATGTTCGGGGAGAGCGTCCGGCCGGAGATCATGGGCCAGGCCGCCGAACAGGCGAAGCGGCTCCCCGGCTCGAGGGCGTCCTTCTGCGTGAAGCACCTCAACCTCTGGCAGGAGAGCCACTCGCCCTGGATGGACATGGCCAAGTGGGACGCCTGCGCGGACGGGTCGCTGAAGCGGGAGGACTTCGTGGGCCGGGCTCTCTACCTCGGCCTCGATCTCGCCACCACCCACGACTTCTGCGCCCGGCTGCTGGTGTTCCCTGGCGAGGACGAGGGCCGACGCACCTACACCGCCTTCGCGGACTTCTACCTGAACTCGGCCGCCATCGAGGCGACTCCCAACGACTCGATCAAGGGCTGGGCCGAGGCTGGGATCGTCACGGTGAGCGGTACCGATGAGACCGAGTACGCGCCGATCAAGACCGACGCCATCAGCGACCGGGAGAGGTTCGATCTGCGGGAGACCTGCTACGACCCCTACCTCGCGCCCCGCTTCGCCCAGGAGCTCGAGGCCGAGGGCCTGACGATGGTCGAGACCAGGCAGACCGTCCTGGTGCTCTCGCCGGCGATGAAGGAGGTCGAGGCGGCCGTCTACTCGGGCCGCTTCCGCCACGACGGCAATCCGGTGCTCCGCATGTGCATCGGCAACGTGGTGGCCCGGGTGGACGCGAATGACAACGTCTTCCCGCGCAAGGAGAACAAGAACCGCTACATCGACGGCGCCACCGCCCTCTTCAACGCCATGAGCCGAGCCAGCGTGGCCGACGTCGGCGCCGCGCGGCCGCGCGTCTGGGGCCTGGAGGACTGATGGGGATCGGCTCCTACATCCGCTCGATCTTCAACCGCGGCGACACGGTCCCGATGGACCCGCGCAAGGGCCAGACCTTCTGGGTCGCCATGCCGTGGATCCCGGATGGCCTGCAGCTCACGCAGCACCAGGCCTTCGAGGTCTCGGCAGTCTGGGCCTGCTGCAACCTCATCTCGGCCAGCATCGCAGCGGCGCCCTGGTACACGCTCGAGGTGGACCGAGCCGGGCGCCGGAAGAACCTCCCGAACGACCCGCTGTCCTGGATGCTCAACGTCGCGCCGAACGACGAGACGGTGGCCCAGGCGCTCAAGGAGTCCTGGCTCTTCCAGGCCCTGATCTACGGCAACTCCTACGCCGAGATCGTCCCGAACGGTGCGGGCGCGCCGTGCGAGCTCTGGCCGCTCCTCTCCGAGCGGATGCTGCCGCCGACGCGAGACGACGTCGGCGACCTGGTCTACGACTACATCAACCCGCAGGGCACCCAGGTGCGCCTGCCGGCCAAGCGGGTGTTCCACCTCCGGGGGCCGAGCGTGGAGGGCCTGGTGGGCCAGGGGGCCGTCTACGCCGCGGCCAAGGCCATCGCCACGGCCGCCGCCGCGGACCGCTTCTCGGCGTCCTACTTCGCCAACGCCGCCACGCCCTCGGGCGTCCTCGAGGTGGCCAAGCCGCTCCAGCAGAAGGACCGAGACGCCCTCAAGCTCGAGTTCGCCCAGAAGCAGGCCAGCCACCGCAAGAACGGCCTCCCCTTGGTGCTGGACTCCGGCATGAAGTGGCAGGCCATCGCCAACGCCCCGAAGGATAGCCAGCTCATCGAGGGCCGCCAGTTCCAGATCGAGGAGATCGCTCGCTACTTCGGCGTGCCGCTCCACTTCCTGGCCTCGCCCCAGGGCTCCCAGGGCTACGGCAAGAACCTCTCCGAGATGGGGCACGGCCTCATCAACTTCGGCCTGAGGCCGTGGACCAAGCGGCTCGAGCAGGAGGCCCAGGTCAAGCTCATCGCCTCGAGGTCGCAGAAGACCACGGTGATCGACCTCTCCTACCTGTCCCGGGGCACCGAGAAGGAGGCCGCGGAGGCCGACGAGATCCGCGTCCGGTCGGGCATCGCCACCATCAACGAGTGCCGCGAGGCGCTGGGCTGGAACCACGGCCCGTCCGAACTCGACCACCACCTGGTGCTGACCACCATGCAGCCCATCGAGAAGGCGCTCGCACCTTCCCCGCCGCCGGTCACCCCGGGCGCTCCCCAGGCGCCCAACACCCCCAAGACCGGCGGCGGGGCAGACCCCGAGGGAGATGGTCCAGAGGGCGGCCAACTCGGCACCGCGCCGGCGGCCGCCACGCGCAAGACCGCCTCGGTGCTCCTCACGAAGGCCCTGGCCGACCACGCCCGGCGGTGGCAGGCGCGCCGCGCCGACCTCGCTCGGTCCTTCCCAGCCGCACAGCTGCCCCGCTACCTGGACCACGCCCGAGCCGAGCTCCGCGGGAGGGTCGGCCTCGACGCGGCCGAGCTCTGCGAGGCGGTCGAGAACGGCGCCGACCCGGCGCTCGTCGCCCACCAGTACCTCGGCCCGGAGGCCACACCATGAAGCGCAGGACCATGACCAAGGTCGAGGCCAAGGCCACCAGCACCGGCAGCACCCTGACCCTCTACGGGGACATCGGGGCCGACTGGTTCGGCGAGGGCATCACCGCCGAGAAGGTGGCGGAGCAGCTCGCCCAGTGCCGTGGCCCGCTCGCCGTCTACATCAACAGCGCCGGCGGTTCTGTTTTCGCGGGGCTGGCCATCCACTCGCAGCTCAAGCGCTACTCCGACAAGGTGACCTGCTACGTCGACGGCCTGGCGGCGTCCATCGCCAGCGTCATCGCCCTGGCCGGTTCCCGGGTCGAGATGTCGCCGGCATCGCTGATGATGGTCCACGAGGCGAGCTCGATCGTCTGGGGCAACGCCGCGGCCATGCGGAAGTGCGCGGACGACCTCGACGTCGTGACCTCCACCATCCGGGGCGTCTACGTCGCCAAGACCGGGATGAGCGAGGCGAAGGTCTCCGAGATCATGGCGGCCGAGACCTGGATCTCCGCGGCCGACTGCGTGAAGCAGGGATGGGCCGATGCCATCGTCGAGACCGAGCCCGACGAGGACGACCAGGAGGAGCCCTCTGCCAGGCTCCTCGACACCTACCGCAACACCCCGACCGAGCTCCGCTCGATGCCGCAGGCGACCGCGGTCGCCCGCATGACCATGG